TTCATCTTCTTGAGCATATGGAACTAATTCAACGGTTTCTGTAAGTTGTGGTAATATTTCACGAACAACAAACATTTGACTTCTTTCTTCTATGTCATCAGGTAAGGGTTCATATAATTTAAATACTGCAGAGTATGGTGATTGATTAAAAACTTCTCTATCGGTTTTAACATTAGTAATTAATACTTTATTATCATCACCAAAATTTAAAAATGTATTTAAATCTAAAATATCATTTACTTTATATCCAATTGTTACGCTGTTAAATAAACTATTTGGTGTTTTCTTTTCACCATTAGTAAAATTTACTCTTTCTGAAAATTGATTCCAAGTTTGTGTTAGACTAATTTTATTACCATCAATAATATTTTCAATTGATGAAACAAAAGGTGCTAGGGTTTCAATAATATTTTCATCTTCAGGATTCACATCAGCTGCTAATCCTGTTATAGAAATATCAGCGACTTCTTGTTCATCTTCACCAGTAATTGTAGTAACATAAAATCTATAGATACCTGCGTTATCGCCCCAAGTTGATAATTTTGTAGTGAGTGATTTATTACTCGCATTATTTAAACCCTGAACAGTATTACCATTGGGTGTTTCTACATTCCAATCAAAAACTTTTTGTATAGGTGTATCTCCAGGTATGGCATTGTATGCATCATTAGTTAACTCTATTTTAAATTGTTTATCTAATTTTATAGATTTATTAGAGTCATCTACTCCTGATATTATTTTTATTGTTTCGGCCATAATTATTCCGATTTAATACAACACGGTATAAGTATTGATTTTGCTATACCATCTGATGCTCTTTCTATTGTTAATTTAACACCAAACCTACAATCTTCTGAATTTAAATTAATTGTAATTTCTTTTAAATCTGTACCTGATATTTTTAAATCATTTGCATTATTTATAGTAACATCCGCTGTAGTAAGTTTGTCGTAATTATCAGAACCATCTTTATCATATCCTGATATTTCCCAAGTGTATTTGAAAGTTGTCTGTTGTGGTTTAGCAGATATACTTTTTAAAGTTACTGCTACTGGTTGACCAGTAATATAACCGTAAGTCGGAAGATTATATGTGTCCACATCCACATATTTTATACTTAGTAATCCTTGTGGGTCATCATCGTAATATGCAATATTACCGGTATCTGTAGGTGAATCACTTTCTAATAAATCTTTAAAATAATTATATGCAAATTCAAAATTCCTATCACCTTTTTCATATCGACCACTACTATCATCTGATATTATAAAACGTGGGAAAACTTCAATTGATTCTATTTCTTCTGCACGAGCTTCAGTTGGGTCTGGTGGTGTTAAGTCTACTATTGATTCTATAAAAGCACCATTTAATGATACAGTTCCACCAATAGCTTGATTTGGAATATTGACATTTTCATTAAATACTAATGATAAAGAATCACCAGCTAAACTAGTACCTTGTGCATCAACTTGAAATTTTGCACCACTTGAAATATTTATTCTTTTTTTACTTGTTTGAACTTTTAAAAAATCACTAATATATTTACCATCTGATATATTTTGTGGAACTACCCTAATTTCAGTTCTTGATGGTGATATTTCTTGAATAAAATATTTATTCTCTTTAACAAATAAATTCACTGCAGTATCAGAGTGTTCTGTTCCTGACATTAATCTTCCACCATCCATTCTGTGAAAATCTGTATATGTATCACCATTTTCATCTACCAATACTGTTTCGTCTGAACCAGCTAATTTTCTTAAAAAATTATATTTGACTACATATCTTCCTCTGTCATATCCCATTTTTCGTAGAATAGTTCCTGTGTTTAATTTTATTGCACCATCAACAAAATAATAGTCATCAACATCAGCTATTGAACTTTCTAAAAAATTATCATTAGTATCATATATTAAAACCTCAACATAATCATTTGGATTGGTAGAAAAATCACCACCAACATATCCATAACTAGGATTATTTAGTGATATTGTTTTACCACTATCTAATACCTCTATGTCCTCTTGTTTTAATCTTAGTTCCATTATTCTATTGGCTCCCCGTCTGGTATTGAATTTAACTTATCTTCACTTAGACTTTTAAGTTGAGAAAAAGTTTTACCTAAACCATAAAACTCTCCTATATTTCTAAATTCTCTTTTTTGATTATCTTCTACCAACCACCTGTCTTGACTTGTTGGGTCTTCGTTTGTTAAAACATTACCATTTGATATACCATTTGGTAACTTATCAGAAACAACATCCTGACTTAATTCTGTAATACTTCTATCAATAAGTTTATTTGCTAAGTTACTTTGGTCTATTGGTTTATCAACAGGTAAAATGGGATTATAAACTGGATACGAAAAATTATTTATAGATTTTGAGTTATTTATTTCTTCTTGAGATACAAAATTTTTATAGATACCATCTGCATCAACTATTATTGTTTCACTACCAAGTGTGGTAAATATATCTTCATATGAATATAAGATATTATTTTCATCTCTAAAATTAATTTCAGCAGAGGCAGACATTTTATTTAAATATTCGTATCTTAAACCATCTCTAAAATCAGTATAGAAATCTAAATTTTCTATTTCATTTTTTGTGTAAGGCATTATAACGAAACCTTAAATGTAAATCCTTCATCAATAAAAGTGTTGGTTTCATCTGCAGTTCCACTACCACTTACAATTTTATATTGAAGTGTATAGTATCTTTCTGGTTGATAACCATTCATCCAAACATTAAAATAATTTCCTGTTGAATCACAACTTACTTTAGAACCACTTCCAAATGGTACAACTACATCATCTGTTTCTGCATCAACTATGGAATAAAAAGCTCCATCACCTGATGTGCTTCCACTTGGTAAATACTTTACTGTTAAATTACTTGGTGTTGTTGAAAAAGTTTTTTCTGGAAACCTTGTTCTGCCAACAAGTCTAAATTTAGCTTTAGAATTTTCTTTGTATACAGGTCTTAACCCTTTCATATAAACAACTAAATCTTCTAATTCCGTTGAAACTAATGGTGATAAGGAACCAGTTATCCATTTTGAATCATCCCAAACTGCTTCTAATGTTGGTGGATATTTTGTGTGAGTATCACTTGAGAAGAATGATAAATTACCAAAACGATCTGTGCTACCTTCATCTAAAGACGAAGATGTATTACCAACACTACCACTTCTTTTTACTATAAATCCATTGTTGGGTACTGTTCCTTTAATAAATTTATCTACAATATCAGTAACATTCATTCTAACATCTTTAGTTTTTTTATTAAAAGACATAGATGCTTCAAACCCAGGGCCTTCAAACCAAAGACCACCTGAAGCTGATATTGGTGGTCTCCAAAGAGTGCTTACAGTAGCACCATCTCTAAAATTCCAACTTGCACCCTCGGTTGTTGTAGGATTATCATAAGAACGACCATCACCTTCAACCCAAGAACCACTAATTGGATATGCATATATACTTTGAGATGTAGCTAATGCAGTTGGATTAGCATCAAAAAGATTTAAGAAAAATGAACTTGAAGCTGGATTTGGGCCTACTGCAGGAATCAAACCACTTGAAATTGAACCTGATATATAGTTTAAGTCAAATGAAATTAAAATTCTTGAAACGGATATATTAGCACCAGAAGCTGGAACGTTTTTTTGAATTTCTAAAACTTCATCCAAACCAGCGTTTAAACTTGAACTAGCTTCATATAGTGTTGTATCTTTGTCTGCAAATGTAAAATAATGCATTTATTATTCTCCTGGCCCTATGTTATCACCAACAACTTTACCTTTAATATCTGAATTAATATATTTAATTTCAAAAATACTTGGGTCTAATGCTGTGTATATTACACCATTAATTGTTGCGGATTTAATATCAAAAACATTTCCTGAATAACCATCTGATGGTTTATATTTGTTTGTAACTATAATTGGTAATCTTTCTGGATTATTTTCTTCTGGTGGAACAACTGAAGATACACCATCAACTAGAGACAATTCATATATTATATCAGAAAGAACTATTGGTTGGCCAATTTGCCAGTTTTTTATATCAAAGAAATCTTGAACAGCACTTACACATCTCAGTAGGACATCATTTTTGTTAAATCCAACTTTTGTTAATATTGCAAAATCTACTGCTATATTAATTATGTAAGCATCTTTTATATTTACTGCATCGGTAACAAGTCTAAATTGAGAAAGATATGTTTTTAAATTTTCTTTAACAGTAGGTGATAGTTGTGTTAAGTTTCCACCTGAGTCGTAACCAAGTGAGTACATATTCATTGCTAATGGATTTGGTATTCTTGATACTTGTAATGCTTTTAATGTTTTACCAATATCATCCTCATTAACTTTTCTATTTAAATCATCTAATTCAAATGATTTACTTAATTGGTCATCCTGTACTAAGTGAACTTTTGCAATGTTACCAAATTTTGCTGGAAGAGCATATGCTCTAACAATATAATCTTCTTTAGTTACTGACCTCTGTTGTGATTGAAAATAAGCCAATGCATTTTCTCTAACTTCTCTAACACTTTGACCACCAGAACCACCAGTTGCAGGTTTTGGATTTGAAAAACCTACAGAGTTTTTTGATGTTTGAACCACCCCAGCAGTTAATAAAGCATCTTGTATTTCAAATGATATTGAAGATAACTGATTAACATCACCACTATTAACATTATCTTCTATCCCACCACCGTTTGAATATTTAATTGTAAGTGTTGTATTAGATGGTGCTAATCCAAATGTTTTTGTGTTTAAAAAGTTACTTGGGTCAAATGCTTTATTTAAAAAACTTGGACTACCTGGTAAATTAGAACCAACTGAATCTGGATTTGGTATAATCTCTTCATCAGGATTATTTGATATACCAGCTCCAAATCTCAATATAGTTTCATCATTATCATTTATATGTGTTGTAAATCTACGAGAAGTTTTTTTCAATTTTAAAATATAAGGTGAAGTATCTCTATTGATAACTGACGTAGGATCGTTTGTAGAATTATTTTCTACCTCATCAAAAATTGTATCTCTTGCTAAAGAATCAACTTCATACCATTCACCACCATCACTATCTATACAAGATATAATTTCTATAACATCGTCATTACCTAATTTTATTTCAGAATACTTTTGAGAAGCTCCAAATGAAAAGAACTCTGTTGCAATATCACCACTTTCGGCTTTAACTTGTTTTTTTAATAAGTATTTTGTTGGTGTTCCACTATCACTTTCAAATATTGTAGATACACGTGGACTTGATGGTGTATCAAATTTAAAGTTTACATCTTCTAATGTTCTAAAAGTTGTACCCGTTGATGATGCTTTTATAGTAGCTCCAGCTTTTACTGTAAGTGCGTATCTGTAATCTGGATTTCCATTTAAAGCTGGAACGGTTTGGAATACATCTAAAACTACATTGGATGGTGAAGTTACTCTTGGTTTATATCCGAATGATTGTGCTATATTATAAACATTTCTTTTTTCTTCTGCATAAGCAAGAAGTGATTCTCTAAATTGTGAATCAACATAGTATGAAAGAACATCACCAACGTAAGATGCCATTTCAATAAACATCATACCTGGTGAAGCTTCATTAAAATCGTTATATGTGTTTGGAAAATATACTTTAGCAAATTCTATTAGATTATCTCTAAAGTCACTAAAGTCTTTGTTAAGATAATTAACTTGTTTCACCATATTCTTTTTTGTACTTGTTCTTGCCATTATAAATTCCTACTAATAGTTTCCTTGTGCATTTGACACACCAGCATCTAATGTTATTTGTTGTTGTGTTTGAGCATCCAATGTAGTAGAATATTCTATTCGTACAAATATTTTACTCTTATCATCTTCTTCGGTTAAAGTATTAACCTCGTGTATATTAATATAAGGTAACCAAAAACCAACAGCCCTATTTACTTCTTCTTCTACTCTTATTGGTAATTCTTCATTTATTTGTTCAAAACAAAGAGCTCTTAATGTACTACCAAATTGTGGTTGATTTACCCTTTCACCTACGTGAGTTAATAATAAATTCTTTAAATTATGTTGAGCTTGTTCTAATGAATTTTTAGTCATTGCAAAATCATTGAACTTATCTCCCCTAAGTGGGAACGACAAACCAATTGTAGTATTTGGATTCAAATCATTTTCTCTTGCACTTGCCATCATTTATCCTTGTTATTCATAACCTTCATTAAACTACTATAATCTCTTGTTAAAGCATTTGTTATATGTTCTGGTACTTGTTCTGAAGATACTCCAGCTTTTTTAA